GTCGCGCACCTGCTCCAGCCGCAGGCGCTCGGTGATCAGGCCCTCGACCTTTTCCCGTTCGGCATCCGTGGCGTTCGCCAGCGCCTCATGGTTCTTCAGGATCTCCTGCTGAACCGGGTCAGTGTCGCGCAGGGCCGCGATCTGGCGCTCCTGCTCCGCGATCAGGTCGGCTAGGGCGTCGCGCTCTTCAGCTGCGCTGCCCCCACCTCCACCGCCGCCACCCCGAACCTTTTTGGGCTTGTTCCGATCCGCCAGTGCGTTCTGGCTGGTCGTGCCACCCGGCGCACGGCTGCCGTACTTGGCCATGGCTTGGCCGCCGGGCGAGAACTCGACCTTCATCTGGGCGAGCTGATCCTGGGCGGCCGCGACAGCTGCGGCGGCGCTCCAGGCGTCCCAGAGCTTTCCGGCGAGGGTTCCGGCATCGCCAATTGCGCCCGAAAGCCAGCCGCCGCCCGGTGCGGCTGCGACCATGCTTTGCAGGCTCGTTACGCCAGCCTCGATCTGGCCGCGCAGCTCACCCATTGAGATCGTAACCTCATTGGTCTCGATCAGCGCGGCACGGATCAGTTCCGGCATGTCTTCAGCTGACACACCGGCAGCTTTCATTGCCGCCTGCAACTGCTGCATGGCGGCAAGACGATCTTCGAAGCTGGATGCCTCCTTCACGGCCCCGAATGCATCTGCGAGGGCAATGGCATCGCCCTCGGTGACGTTCAGATCACGTTGCAGGTTCTCGATCGCCTGCCGTGTCGCTTCGACCCCCGCAGGCAGATCGACCGCAATCCCCTGAAGCGCATAGTCCTCGGCCTCGCGATACTGTCGGTTGGCATCTGACGCGTCCACGCGGGCGGCGTACCGCCCGATTTCGTCGACGGCTGCGGTCACACCCTTCTTCAGTGCGTCCTGTGCCTCAGCAAGGCGAAGCTCTTTCAGCGCTTTTGCAGCGTCACGGATCTGAAACGCATAGGCTCCGTACTTCTCGATCAACTCGCCGAGTGACATCTTCTCGATGCGCTGAGCTTCCGCGAGGCCAGTTCGAATGTCCGCCAGGCGGCTGATCGCATCCTCGGCCGTCTCGGCGGCTTCAGCGGAAGCGCCGAGCCATTGCACCGCCGCCGCCCCGAAGCCGATGATGCCCAGGGTCGCCAGGGAAACCGGGTTCAGGATCATGCCGAAGGCCCCGGCAATCGCGGGGCCGATCGACATGCCCGCCATGCGCATCTGCCCGAAGATCTGGGCGACCTGCGGCCCCTGCTGCATCATCAACAGGAACGGCGATTGCCCGGACGCCATCATCGTGCCGATGTCGTTGATCTGGAAACCGAGATTGGCCAAATGAGCGCTGGCTGCCCCGGACGCGCCGCCGATCTGACCGAGCTGGCCGGGAATGGGTGCCATGGCGAGCGCTGCCCGTTCGCGCGCGGCCGCTGCCTCCATTGCAGAGATCGCGCCCAGGCGCTCGGCCTCGGCGATATCGCGCAGTTCCTGCTCATATTGACGGCTTGCGGCGAAGAGCGGGTTGTACTTCGCGCGCAGGTCATCCAGCGCCAGGCCGTGGCGCAGCGTGTCGGCGATCGTGCCTTCGGTGGCGCGGGAGAGGCCGGTGTTCTGCGCGATCAGCTGCTGGACCGCAGTTTCATGACGCTGAAGTGCCGCGGTCGTGCCATCGACCGTCACACCTGCGGCCTGCATCCGCGCCATCAGGTCGTTGGCCTGACGTGCCAGCAGATCCTGGGCGCGGGCGGCTTCCTGCGTCGAAAGTGCGCCCATCTCCTCGGCGGTGGCCACCTGCTGGATCGCAGCGATCAGGCCATAATATTCGCCGACCATGGGTTGCAGCTCGGCCCGCGCCATCTGGACGATGCTGCCCCATTCGGCCTGTGCCTGCGCCGCGCGGGCGGTTCCCTCGGCACTTGCAGCGCCAGCGCGACCGGCCGCGATTGCATCGTCCGAGAGGCCTGTCAGTTCCTTGCGAATGCCTGCCACTTCGGCTCTCGCCTGAGCAGCGTTCGCCTCGAAAAGCATACTGACACGCATATCACCGGCCACGGCGGTTCATCTCCTCGATTGCGCCTTCCTCGATCACCCGCACTTCCGCCCAGGTCTCGGGCGAGACCTCGATCCCGGCGAGTTCAAGCCCGGCTTTGGCCGCGCCATAGTCGAGCCCCATCCAGAACAGCCAGGCGCGCTCCATGTTGCCGAGCCCCACGGCGCGCCATTGGCCCGAGACCACGCACCAGGCCTGCCAGGCCGCCTGATGGTCGGCCCAGAGCTCCTGCTCGACGGGCTCGGCCGGAAGGATCGTCAATCCCAGGGCCGCTGCGCCTTGCTGCGCCCGCTCGATCGCGCCTTGCCCTGCGCTGGCCGTGTCTCCGCGAGCCCATAGACGGCCCGCGGCGATCAGTTTCCCCGGCGGGCCGCCCGGACGCCTGAGATTGCGTTCGTATAGGCCTGCACGATCGCGAAGCGGATGTAGTGCAGGTCGATCAACAGGTTCAGGCGTTCGTCCGAGAACTCGAAGGGCTGGCCGTCCTCGTCCTTCAGGTCTTCCCAGCCGATCACGATCCGGCGCAGGAAATCGTCCGTGGATGTGGCGTTCAAGGCATCGAAGCCCGCCTCTTCCGACCGGGTCAGGGCGCGAAAGCGCACGGTGAACTGCTGCTCGCGCTGGCCGCCGTCGGTCGGCATCAGCACCTTGACGACCGTTTTGAATTCGGGGTTTCGGATGATCTTCATCAAGGGACCTCAGGTGAAAGCGAGGGAGAACTGGTCGTTGCCCGCGACGCCGGGCAGGCATTTGCCGCGCAGCTGATACTCGGCGACGCCGTCCTGCTGCTGGAGATCGCCCGGATTGAGGATCTGCAGGTTCGGGATCGACAGGGTGGCGATCTTGCCCGCACCGACGCCATGGACGAGGGAGACGGCGGACGTTGTCCCGGCATCGGCCAGGGTGAATGGGTTAAAGGTCGCGAGCGGCTCCATCTCGATCTGGAACTCCGCCCGCTCCTCCGACGAGGGGATCAGGATCTGCGTCTTGCGGATCAGGCCGCGATAGGTGACCGAGTTGCCGGCATTGAAGCTGAAGGAGCGCAGCACGGCCGCCGTCCAGGCCCCGATCGAGAAGGTGGGCGTGTTCTCGGTGGTGGCGACCTGCGGGATCTGGGTCAGTTGCGTGCCGTAGGTCGGCGTCGGCAGAGCGGCGGCGGACGGGGCGGTAAAGAGCCCTGTGATCGTGAACTCGATCACCACGATGCCCAGGGCATTCAGCTTGTACTGCCAGGTGCCGCGCCCGCCGATCAGCTTGAAGAGGACGCCGTCGATGTACCAGTAGATCGAGACGCTCTCATGGCCGGTGCTGATCGGGTTATAGGTGACGCTGGTCGTGGCGACGATCACCTCGGCGCATTTGCAGGCCCGGAGCAGGACGCCAAAGGCGGGCGGTGTGCCCGCAGCGCCCGATCCCTTCACCTCGACCTCGAAGGTCACCTTCATGTGCTTGCCGACGAGCAGGCTCGGCCGGGCACCCTGATATGGCCGGGCGTGCTGGCGCGTGACCTCGGTCGCTTCCATGGGCGACAGGCGCACATTCTGCGCCAGAATGCCGTTTGCGGCCGCCGGTGCGGAATCGGTTCCGTAAACGGTCTCGATCTTGGCGAGCATCGCCTGAAGGTCCCAGAACATCGACATGGGGCTCAGTCCTCCTTGGCGGGGGTCTTCAACGCCCCTTTGACGGTGGGTTTCACAGGGGATGAAGCGGCTTCATCGGCCGGGACGAGCGAGCCGTCCGCCTGCCGGATGAAGCTGCCGCCCGTCGTGGGCAGCGGGTGGTCGGGCGCGGTCATGTGGCGATCCTCAGCTGGTCTGCGGCGGTGAACTCGTAACCCCAGGCGACGTAGCCTGGGGCGAACGCGATGATGGCGCCCGAGGCGAGCGCGTAGGGGGCAAAGGCGCCCTCCGGCTTCCAGCCCGCCAGTGCAGCCTTCACCTCGGATTTGACGCCCTCAAGCTCGTCTGCCGCCTTGTCACCCGCGCGGTTCGATATCTCGCGGATCAGGATCACCACGGCGATGGTCTCGGAGATCGGCTGGACGAAGGCCCCCGCTACTGCCGAGGGGCGGCCGCCGCGTTCGCTGGCCGCGACGACGAAGGCCGAGGGGCCGGTCTGGTCGGCGACCTTGGCCTTCAGGACGGCCTGAAGGTCAGCCGCGATGCCCACGCGCCGCAGGGCTGGCACACGGTCCTGGAGGCGCTCGACGACGGCGGCGCTGTTCATCAGATGAACCCCTTCATCGTGTCGGGGGTGAAGGCGCGCTCGCGGTCGGTGATCTGGACGCCACCGCCGGCCGGGGCGGCAGGCTCGATCCCGGCGGCATCCTTCAGCTGGATCACGCCCTTGGAGATCTCCAGGAGGCGCTTCAGGGCGTTGTCATAGTCGGCCTTGATCTTGGCCTCGGGCTCGGTGATGTGCAGGTCGTAGATCGCGATGGCCTGGGCGATCGGCTCCAGCATTGGCGGGGTCGAGGCGAGCGGCAGTGCATAGAGCCCAGCCAAATAGCCGTCGATCAGCGCATCCGCCCCGGCTAGGGCGCGGGCCACGACATCTTCGTCCACCTGGCCGGTTGGCACATCGGCGCGATCCGACAGCATGACGACCATGCCCAGGCCGTAGCGGTCGATCAGCTGCTGCAGGGTGGCGTAGGACATCAGGGCCTCAGGTTGAAACTGGTTGCGGGGGCGGGGGTCGAACCCACGGCCTCGGGATTATGAGTCCCGCGCTCTACCTCTGAGCTACCCCGCAGAAGGGTGTGCCGCCGGCCAAGGGGAGGTGAAGCCGGGGGCAATGCGCGCGGGCCGGGAGGAGAATGGCCCGCGCGCCGGTTCAGTTGACGCCGGTGACCACCAGCTCGGGGTCACCATGCAGCGCCAGGAGCTGATCGTCTGAGATGTCGGACAGCAGGACGATGGTCGCCTCGGGGCCGAAGAAGCGGCCAGCGCGCCAGCGGCCCTTGGCCGGGCCGAAGACGGTGATCGAAGGCTGGTCGGGCGTGGCGACGGCTCCGGCGGCGGGGCCTTCTGCACCGGCCTCCGCCGCCTTCGCCTCGCCCTCGTTTCCCGTCGCGGGCGTCACCGGACCGCTGGCATTCAAGTCGGCCGCCGCGGTCTTCTGGTCTTCTTCCGCCGTCTGGGCGGCTGTGGGCTTCTTTACCATGGAAATGCTCCTTTCGGCTGGTCAAGGGGGCGGACACGCCGCCCCCCATTCAGGCGAACGCTCGGATCAGGCCAGCCAGGGAACGACCAGCAGCTCGGCCGTGCCCTTCCAGGGATTGGTTTCGCCGCCAGATGCATTCTCGGAGTTCAGCAACTTGCGACCCACTTCCTCGAGCGCGGGCGGCACGACCAGCAGGTCCGGCACGATCCCGAGCGGACCGCCGCCGTCAGCGGTGAACCCCATCATCGCGGCGCGGGCTGCGCCGTAGGTCGTCGAAGACAGGGCCTGCTTCGAGCCCCAGGCGAGCTGCGGAAGGCCGTAACCCACGTTGCAGCGCATATCGACGCCATAGACGAACTGCCGCTTGTCGAAGACCTTCTCGTCCTTCTCATCGTCTTTCGCGACGAAGGTCGGGGCCTTGCGCTCCTGGTAGATGATCGGCTTCAGCGGGCGCTTGGTGCAGAACAGGAACCAGGGCGTACCGGCGCCACCATCCGTGTTCGCAAAGGTGCCTGTGGTGCCATCTGCTTTCAGAACCGGGTGATCGGTGTCAAAGAAGTACTGGCCATCGTAGCAGTTGGTGTTGAAGCCCGCTTTCAGAAGGCCCCAGACCAGCTCTTCCGGCAGGCGTGCCGCGCCGTCGCCCATGAGCTGGAACGGCTCGGAGTAGATGCCGAGGTTGTCGTCCTCGATGTGGTTGCGATCGACGCCGACCGTCTTCTCGAAGTGCCGGTTGACGATCGTGTAGGCAGCTTCCGAAAGGTTGTCGACGACTCGGTCGCCCAGCCATTCGCGCATGCCGGTCAGGCCTTTCAGCCAGCCATAGACGTTCGAGGCCGTGGTCGAGGCGACAGTACGGGCGATGCGTCCGCGGTAGCTGGGAACAGCCGCGAAGGCGTTCTGGAACTCGGTCTTGAAGCCGACGCGCAGGTTCTGAAGCGCGGTTTGGGTAATCTGCATGTCAGGGGCTCCTTACGACAGGACCGCGCGGGTCAGGGCTTCATCGAAGCGGACCCAGACGCCGGTGGCGTCCACGGCTTCGACGATCCCTGCCGGGCTGCGGGTGTTGGTACCGCTCGTCTTCGCCACCGTCTGATCGTCGACGATGTAGCAGACGGTGCCGATGTCGGCTTGGGTGATCAGGTCGCCAGCGGCGGAGTTGTCGAAGCGGAAGCAACCCCGGGCAACGCGCAGCGGCGTCACGTCGGCGGTGGTGCTGACCTTCTCTTCGGCCGCACGGCCGACGCCAAAGGAGCCCGTCGCCGTCCCGCCGCGAATGAGCTGGCCCGACGCATTGCGCATGATCAGCGCGCCGGCATAGATGGTCTGGGACGCGCCCAGGACCCCCGAGAGCTCGGCAAGCGTGCGCTCGGGCGTGTTGCGGTTTCCGGTGAGCGCCACCATCAGAGGGCTTCCTTCTTCTCGGCGTTGAGGGTTGCGAGGAACGCGTCGTGCGGGATGCCAAGCTGGGCAGCCACCGCGACCTGTTCCGAGTTCAGCGCGGTCTGCACGCCCTGGGCATCCACCGGCGGCGTGGCGGGGGTGATCGCGCCGCCAAGGATCGGCAGACCATTGATGACCGCCTCGGCCATGGCAGGGTTTTCCATATGCATGGCGATGAAGCGGTCGCGCGAAGGCTTCACGCCGACACGGCCGACGCGGATCGCGCTGTCGACGAAGGTCTCTGCCTTTTCGCGTTTGCCCTGGTCGATCATCGTGTTCAGCTGGGTGGTCACCGCTGTCAACTGCGACTGCAGCGCGACGATCTCGGCCGGCTGGCCAGCGGCCTTGGCCTTCACGCCGGTCAGGATCGCGGCGGCATCGCCGGTCACACCGAAGGCGGTGCCGAGGGCGGTGATTTCCGACTGCAGGGCGGTTTGGGGGTCCTGCAGCTTGCCGATGGCGGCGAGGATCGCATCCTCGGTCGCTTCGGCTGCTAGGCCGAGCTTCTCGGCCAGCCTTGCCATGGTCATGGAGGTCTCCTGGTTGAGGACGGGGGTCAGGCCCATCAGGTTCGGGGTGTTGGTCAGTGAGGCGCGCAGGATCTGGACGATCCGGCCCTCCTTGGTGTGGGTGATGACGGGCGAGATGCCGCGATAGGCGCGGTCGGACAGAAGCGCGCGCCCGGCCTCCGTCCAGTCGATCCGGCCCCAGATGCCATCGTCACGGGCTTGCAGCTCGACGATCCAGCCGCGGGCGGGCGCAGGTCCGCCCTTCGGCGCGGCCAGATCGGTGGCATGGTTCTCGTCGATCGGCATGCCGCGCTCATTGGCAAGCGAGGTCCGGATCACTTCGGCGGGATCTTCGACGGAATAGGGGCCCAGACCGTTGCGGGTCCGGATGCCGCCCGCGGCGGTGGGCAGCAGGTGGATCCAGTCGGGCGCCTGCCCTTGGGCGGGAAGCGCGACGGAGGAGGCCAGGGCCAGGGTGAGTTCGGTGCGACGGGTCATGGGCTGACTGTCGCAGGGCCGGGAAAACCGAATAACCCCCAAGGGTGCGGGGGATTGCCCATCAGACCCGCGAGATCAGCCTGCCCGCCGCCCGATCAGCGGTCAAGCCTCAGGGTGCCGCGAGCCCAGCCAGGTATTCCTCGACGATTTCGAGGATGCCTGCCTCATCGCTCGCCGAAAGACCAAGGAAGGGCCGGGCCGGGATATTGCCCCAGGGGATCGGTCCGCCGCGGCTGGTGGTTCCGAAGGCGCCTTGCGCCGCTCCGAACTGCATGACGGCTGCGTAGATCATGGGCGACCCGATGCGCACCTGGTGGCGACTGGCCTCGTAGAAGATCTTCGAGCTGAGCTGACCGGACGGACCGAAGAGCGGGCGGTGATCGACGCGGTTCGAGGACCGCGCGCCGTAGCGATCGAGCGTCGTCTTGGATTTCGGGGCCCAGGGTGTCCCATCCGGCGCGGCGCCCTGGGGAAAGCGATCCTTGGTCGAATTTGCAAGGAATTCGCCGATCTCCTGCATGGCAGGGGTCGTGTCATCGAGGCCCGCTGCCAGGCGCTCCAGCGCGCCATCCACCGGGGCCGAGTTGATTTCGAGGGTGTACATCGCTATGTTGGCCGCTGCAGGTGTGACACGGTAATATTCTCGCGGCCGTAGCACGATCGTCCGATCGGAGCGCCATGCAGGGTTTCCGGGAAACCGGGTGCGGGGCCCTGCCGCCTGCTTTCAGCCATCCCCTTTCCTCAGCAGTCGGCGGATCGTGCGGTCGCGTTGCGCTGCATCTGCACTGAGCCGACGAAAGCTCTGGACGAACAGTCCCTGCCCCGTGGAGGTGACCTTGACGACCAGGACATAACCCGTGGTCAGAGGCTCTTCGAGGACATATATCATCGACGACGGCGTGTCCTGAATGCGTTGCGTCGCCGCGTCGATCGTGCGTTGCGCCATCAGATAGTCGAGACCGAGCAGCTCTGGATGCTCGCGCTCCTGTTTCGCGGCAGTCTCGGCCGAAAGCACTGCCAGCTTCACCTTGGAGCCGAGATCGTCGGCATGGGACTGGGGAATGCGGGCCAGTGGCCACGCCCCTTGGGGTTTACGCATCCAGTCGGCAAAGGCGTCCATCTTCAGCCAGTTCTGGATCAGATCGATCGAGGGTTTCTCGGGCAGGGCGTCGAGTCGTTTCGACAGCGCGGTCACCGTCTCTGCGACGCTTGCCCCCGGGGCATGGCTCCAACCCTTGTCGATCCCGGCGGGCGCGCCGGTGCGCGGGTCTAGCGATTGCCAACCTGCCGACAGGGTCTTCTCCGGGTCCCCTCCTGCTCGGATGATCCCGGCCCGGGTCCGGGCGCCCGTCACATAGCAGCTGCAACCCCAGCCGTTCGGTGGGCTGTGACTTGCCCAGAACGGATGGTTGGGAGGCAGAGCCAGACCATTCCAGCCGAGGTGATGGATCCGAGGGTCGCGCGATCCACCGTGGCGATAGATCCAGAACGCGAATCCGCCCTCGATCAGCTGCGCCCGGCGCCCGGCAGCATAGGTCGTTGCCATATTGGTCTTGTAGATGGTGCGGGTCCGCCAGGCCTCGCCCTTTTGCGTGCCCTCGCCAGCCCAGCCGTGCCAGCCATGCTTCTCGACCGTCGCACGAAAGTCGCGCCGGAACTCCTCAAGGCTCGTGCCCCGACCGATCGCCTTGTCGACAACTGCCGCCAGATCGGCCAGCAGCTCCGCCTTGGTCGCTCCCGCCACCATGAAGCCGCGATCGTGGAATTGCGGCTCGACATCCGTCCAGGTCCGGGTCGGGTGCAGCTCGCCCAGCCGCAGTCGCCAAGCCGCGAGCTGCTGGGAGAAGGGTTGGCCGAAGACAGCGGTGATGTCAGGCATCGCCGCCAGCATTCGCCTCGGCGACGACAGCCATGCGGCCTCCAGCCCAGCCTGCAAGCATCGCCTGGCCCATCACGGTCGCAAGCGCCGAGGCGTCAATTTCGGGAAAGCCGTTGAGCACCATGTCTCGGAACTCCTCGAGCGAACCCGCCGCCGCGAGCATAGCCTCGACCTGGGCGATCATGGCTTCGAGATGTGGCGCAGCCTCGATGGCAAGGCGGTCGGTCAGCGCGCCAAGATGGGCCTCGGCAGGATTTGCGCCAGAGAGGGCCGTAGAGGCCCCTTCGGCGTTCAGGGCGGTCGTTGCCCGCAATTGGCCCTGACCCCGTTTAAAAACGTCTGGATTGCGTTTAATTTCGCGATCTGGCGCGGCGGGGTCGGTCGTCTCGTCATTCGGCGACGCCGTCGCGCCAGAATTACCCCCTGAAGCCCGCATGAGCTGCGCGCCGACCTTCGGTGCGGCGAGACCGAACTTCGCGCGGATGTCCTCCTGACTGATCTCGAGACCGCGATCGATCATCGGGCCGATTGCCTGCGCAAAGGCTGCAAGGTCCTCCTGTTCCGGCCGTTCGATCTTCAGGCGCGGATAGGCGTCCTGCGGGCCGTGGTTCAGCATCACGAAGGGGCGCACCAGGTCCCGGTTCAGGATCGCTGCAAGCGCCTTGGCGTCGGCGCGCTCGATGTCCTCCTGCACCTGCCGGTGCTCCTTGCCCGAGCCTAGACCACCCGTCACGGCGTCCGTCGTGGCGGTCTGGCCGAGGACCGCCTTCGAGACCTGCTGGTCGAGCCAGTCGGAGCGCTCCTTATAGAGCGCATGGGCCGCGCCAACATTCGCGGCCGCCACGAACTCGATCATCATGGACTCGGGGATCATCGCCGCCATGTCGCCAGCAATATTCGAGATCGCGCGCATGAGCGTGCGCTTCTCCTCCTCGGTCGCTCCCGGGTGGTATTTGCCCAGGCGCACGGGCTGGGCATAGGTCTGGGTGAAGATCGTCCAGTCGCGCTGGGTGAAAGCCTTGAACATCCACGCCCAGGCCGCGACGCGGGCGATGCCCGAACGCAAGGGCAGGCCGGACTTGGCCGCAATCTGCGCCACGATGAACTTGCCGCCCGGCAGGGGTTGAAGCTGACCCTGCGGGTCGCGGATCATTGGCGTCTCGAGATCGGTCCGATCGAAGCCGAACCAGCGCGGGTCGCGGCGGACCAACGACTGCGGCCAGGCGTCCCCCGACGAGAAGTCCCAGAGGATCTCGGTGAAGCTGATCCCCTTGCCGATGCAGTCGAGGATATGGAAGACCTCATCGGTCAGCTCGTCCCGCTTCAGCCAGGCGCGGAGCTCCTCGGCGATCTTCTCGTCCTGCGCGCTGTCAGAGGCAGGCTCGACCGAGACGTCCAGCTGGCTGACCGCGCGGCGGCGGGTGCCCAGCACGCCGACATAGTGGAGATCGCGCTCCTCGATCGTCTCGGCCAGCTCGAGATAGCGCAGACCATCGCCCGCGTCGGCCTCGCGCAGGATCGCGGCCAGGCGCTGCGGCGTCATGCCGTCGGCGGGATAGCCGGTGATCGGAGTGCGCACCCCGCCCAAGGTCGCGGCGGCGATTTCCGTTTTCAGTGTGGCGGTCGTGATCGGCCGCCCATGGGCGTCGAGCAGCTTCATCAAATATTTCCCCTGATCCTGTGGCCCAGCGGCGGGGCGTAGATGTCGCGGACATCGTCTTCCTCGGCCGTCATCCGAAGGCCGGTGTTGACGGCCTCGCGTGGCAGCGGTGCGGCGGTGTAGCCGTACTCGACCCATTTCATTCGCGTCGCATAGTCCGCCAGTGCCAGCGCGATGGCATAGTCGCCGTGGCGCTTCTTCTTCTGGCCCGAGCCCTTGTCGGCCGCAGATTCCGTGCGCTCGGGTGGAACTCGGGCAATGCCTCGGACAACCTTGATCATGCGGACATCGCCCAGGTGGTCGGCGTCACGGATCAGGGCGATGTGATTATCCTCGAACCGCGTCTTCAGAGGCGGCATTTCGAGGCGGTACCATTCTTCGCTGAACTTGATCGCCATGATCAGCCCGCCGCCGTTCATCGGGTCCTCGCGCAACCCGAACAGGCGCCCCATGTCCTCGGCCACGGTCCAGCCCATGCCGGTCGCATCGAAGGCCGCGCCAACCAGGCGCGCACGCACGTGGTCTAGCACCATCCTGCAGATCAGCTTCTGCTCGACGCCCGGCACATTGCGCAGCTCATAGCTCAGCGCTTCCCGCCGTTTAAGATTGGGTTCAATGGCTATCAAACAGCCGGTTGTCAGGTCGCGGGTTCGCCCGAAGTCCGAGCCGAAGGCATATCGCGGCGACAGATCCAGCCCCTTCAGCTGGGCGTTCAGCTTCAGGAGGAAGGGCACCATCAGTGAAGCCTGGCCGACCTTGTCGAGGAACAGGTAGTTCGCCGGCAATTCCAGCCGCAGGACTTCCTGCTCGATCGTCATGCGCGCCTCGATCAGAGGACCCGGCAACCAGCTGCCCGAACTGAGCGAGGGGATGCAGAACAGTTCCTCGTCCGCACCATCGCCGTAGAAATCGATGATGTCCTGGCGCCAGCGCGCCTCGGCCTCGGGCGTCCAGGTACGGCCGGTAACCAAGGCGATCCGCTGATAAAGCCCTTGTTCCAGCGCCTGGTCGAAGTCGATGCGAATATGGTCGCCCTTTGCGCGGCCGCCCAGGACGTCCTGAATGGCGACGTTGAAATCATTGTCGACGCCATCATGGGTCGAGCAGACCACGACCTGGCCGCCCCACATCAGGAAGGCCAAGGCAGCCTTAAGCAGTTCCTTCAGGTTGTCGACGAATGCCGCCTCGTCAACGATCACAACGCCCTGCTTGCCGCGCAGCCCACGCGGGGCCGAAGACAGGGCCATGATTTCGAAGCCAGAGGCGAACCTGATCCGAAAGGCGTTGATCGCCTTGTCGCCATCGTCCTGGTCAAACAGCGTCTCCTCGACCTCACCGGCGGCGCTGTCAAAGGCACGGGCCCACATGGCGCAGGCATCGACGAACTCGCGGGTCATCTCGCGGCTGTAGGAGATGTACATGACGTCCATGCCGCCCGCCGCCTTCTGGCGGCCGGCGCGGAGCACGGCATAGGCGGCCAGGCCCCAGGTCAGGCCGATGCGTCGGCTCTTCTCGACGTAGCAAAGTTGTGACCCGCCATCGAGCAGCGCGACGGCCTTGGCCTGATAGGGCAGGAGCACCGAAGGCAAGCCTGCGGCCTTCACCTCGCCCGGGATTGCGGCCATGGCTGCGGCGCGGGCCTCGGCCCATTGTTGCTCCGTCAGCTGGGCGGTCACGCGACCCTCCATTTGTAGCCGACGCAATAGACCGCGACGATCTGGTCAAAGTTCGGATCGACCTTCAGGAACGCCTTGCGCGCCCGCTTGACGTGGGTGTCGACGGAGCGGTCAAACGTATCGAAGCCGCGGGGATCGTTGATGTGTTCCAGGAGCTCGTTTCTGGACCACACGATGCCGGGCCTGCTTGCCAGGCAATGGACAAGGAACAACGGGCCGGGCGGCAGACAGACCGGGGTGCCATCCCAAGTGACCAGCCAGCGCGGTGCATCGATCCGCAGCCGACCGCGTTCCAGCGATCCGATCTGGCGGCCATGCATATCGATGGCGGTCGGGTCGGCCATGTCAGGCCATACCCAACGCGTTCTTGTACATCTCGAGGATGGTTTCCTGCTCGGCGATATCGTCGGGCTTTTTTTTGCGCAGCGCCACGATCGTGCGCATCGCCTTGGTGTCATAGCCCCGGCCTTTGGCCTCGGCCATGAGCTGCTTCTGCTGTTCGGCGACATCCTTCTTCTCGGCTTCCAACTGCTCGAAGCGTTCGATGAACTGGCGAAGCTCGTCGGTGGCGATGGCATGGGGCTCGGTCATTTCGTCACTCCCAGGATCTCGGCCTTGATGGCCTCGGTGGTCTCGGCGGACAGGCCGCGGGCCTTGGCTGTGGTCTCGACGGCCTCGGCCATCCGCTTCTGGATGTCGGCGGTAATCTTGGCCTTGCGATCAGAGGAAAGGTTCTGGGCCACCTGGGCGGCCTTCAGCCCGTCGGCGAGGCGCTTCAGATCCTCAGGCACCACCCCATCGGCCGCATCGCCCAGCATGTGCAGCACGGTGGCCTTGATCATCTCGGCCGCGATGACGGTCAGATCATCCGAAGCCTGGGGATCGTGTTTCTGTGCAAGCACCGCGACGATCTCGCGCGTCTGGTCGAGGCGTCGCGATATCCTGGCCTGCCGGATCGAGAACCGGTTGAAACTCGAGAAGGCAGGGATCGCGAATTCCAGCTCGCCCCGATGCTCGGCCATGAGCGCCTGACAGCGGGTGACGAACTCGCCGTAGATATCGGTCTGGGTCTTTTCGCGATCGGCCAGCTCACCTGCTGCCCAGGCGACGATGGCGTCAGCCTCTTTCGGCAGCAGATCGAAGCTGGACAGGCGCCCGCGCCCGGTGGCCATCGGTCACTCCCCCGGACGGGAGGGGCGCTTCACGCCCTCGATGACGACGGCACGGCGCAGATGTCGCGCGCCCTTTTCGGTCAGGGTGGCCACGACCACCGATCCCGGCTTGGTCAAGGTGACGGCGCCCATCTCGGCCAGCCAGTCGAGTTCGCCATGGATCCACTCGCGCGGCCGGTCGATGCCAAAGCGCAGCAGCTCTTCAGCGAGGTAACCCGAATGCAGCCGCTCGTCCGTCTGGGCGGCCAAGGCCTTCAGGATGATCAGGCGGGCATCAGGACGGACCTGGTCGTTTTCATAGGACATGGGGTCAGGGCTTCTTCAGGAGGTGGTCTTCGTGGCGGCTGACGGTCGCTTCGAGCCGCGTCATGATCTGGACGTGGCCGGAGAGCTTCTCGTTCATCGTGGCGATGTCGCCCGAGAGCTTGGACATGGTCAGCTCGAGCTCGTGCATATCGTCCTTCGACGGCAGCGCGGCCTGCTTGGTCTCGACCGAACCGATCCGGTGTTCCAGCGCGCCAAGCGAGACCGACATGGCATCGAGCCGGGCGCCATTCTTTTTCGACGGGCCGGAGAAGATGTTCCAGATCACGGTGCCCAGGTTGATGATGGTCGACAACGCGAGTGCCCAGAGGATCAGCACCTGGACGGTGGTTTCCTCCGGCGTCACTGCGGCACCTCCCAGCTGCAGCCTGCCGCCAGTCCGGCGATCAGGATCTGCCCGGTGGCAACCGATGCGTCGTTGCCTCCTTCTGCCAGGGCCGCGGCATGCGACTGGGCGAGGGGTTCCATCTCACGGCACATCGCTTCACCGTTTGTCGGCGGTGGGCCTGCCGCCAAAACGTCGCAGCCAGCCGCGAGCTGCGTCGACAGAAGGAGGATTGCGGGTCGCATCGTGGATTCTCCGGGTGGTGTTCAGGGCGTCTTGCGCCTCACCGGCAGCGGCTTTGGTGACCTGGGCAGCAACCGCCCAGGCGCGGATCGCCGCGGCGGCCAGCACCAGGACGATCAGGCAGATGGTGAGCAGGGCGGGAACCATGTCAGCCGGTGGCTTCGCGAAGCTTGGCCTTGGCAAGATCGACCAGAACGTCCTGGCTCGGCGCGAGCGCGGCAATTGCGTCGGGAACGCTCCGCTCAGTGTAGGACAAGGCATCCTTCACGGCGTCGACACCCGTCAGCCCCTTCGTCAGGGCGGCACGGATGCCCGACATAATGGCCGATTGCAGCGCCTCGCGGTGGCGGGCTTCGATCTCGATGCCCCAGCGGGTCTTGAGCGTGCCGGTGACCCAGATCAGGAGCAAGCCGAGCACAGAGGCGATGACCTGCAGAAGCGTGGGCAGGATCGCGGTGTAAAGGTTAATCAAGTGTTCCATCAGGCGGCCTCCTTGAGCCAGGCAGGGACGTTGAACCCGGGGCAGGCCTTGGCCGCCCATTCGTTGTGGCCGCTGATCCGGCGGATCTGCGTGCGCATGGCGATGGCCTGGAGCTGGCCGCGCAGGGTGACGTCCTGGGCAGCCGTGAAATGATCCTTGAAGCGGTCGGTCTCGGCCGAGCCCGCGCCACCGATCAGGCAGACATGGATGACGCCCCGGTTGTGATCGACCACGCCAGCGCCGATCTCGGTTTCGGCGCGGCCTGACAGGACGTCACCGGAGCGGCTGATCAGCCAGTGATAGCCGATGTCGCGCCAGCCCCGGTCCTGCATATGCCAGCGCCGGATTTCGGCGACCTGGTCGGAGAAGGATGCCTTGTGCATCCAGTCGGGCCGGGTTGCGCTGCAATGAACCACGATCTCGCTGACCGCATAGCGCGCCTTGCCCTGGAAGATCATGCCGCTGAGCGAGGGCGGCAGCAGGACGGATACACCGGCACCGCCCGCCTTGATCCATCCTTCAGCGGCCGCGCGCGTCTTGGCACCGTAGAGCCCGTCGATCGCCCCAGGCTGGTAACCAAGGTCGCGCAGGCCTGTCTGGATCAGGGAGATGGCAGCTTTCGACATGGAAACCCCGGCTCTCGGGCCAAGGCCCGGTTATCAGGGGTCCAGAATGCGATGCGGGCTGGTGAGAAAATAACCCACGAGGATGCGGGGGGTGTCAGAGAAAACGGGGCTGGCGCGGGTCGTCCTGAGGGGAAGTGGACACAGACGCCGCGAGATGCCGGCGCACCGTATCCTCCGACATGCGGAGCTTGCGGGCGATTTCGGCGTTCGGCAAGCCCCTCGCGCGCAGCACCTGAGCCAGCCAACCCTTTGCCAGCGGAACCCGACGCGGCCAGGACGGGCTATTCTCTGCAGCGTGAGCCAAAGCCTCGGCTTTCTCGCGACCAAGGAGCGCTACGACGCGGGACCTGGTGCCGGGTGTCCGTGCGACATAGAGTTCAGCTCCGCCAAACTCGATCAGATAGGTCACAGCGTCTTCCGGGCCGAGGGCGCGGACGATGGCTTCGATCTGGGCAGGCGGTGGCGGCAGCTTGGTCATTGCCCGATCCCCCGCGCGCCGTCTGCTTCGAGCTGGTCGATGCGCCGTTGCAATCGCGTCATGGAGATGACCATTTCCTCGAAGGCGCGACGTTGGCTTATTTCGAACGCGGGCGCCTTCTCCAGCCCGTCCTGCCGGTCGAAAAGGGTCAGCATCGCGGCTTCCATCGCCTCGATGCGCTGGAGCAGATGACCAAGGGGCGGAAGATCGCGTTCAGGGCAGCTCATGGTCGCCCCCGAACTTTTCGACCTCGTTGCCCCAGCTGGTCCAGCCGCGCCGTTTCTCGCGGCTGAACAACTCCAGACGGCAAACCTCAGGCATCAGCTCTTCGGCGGCCCGGAAGGCCTCGTCGGGTTTGCGGCTATGCTCGCGCGCGGCGGCCTCGATCGTGACAGTGCCGAGGGGCCAGTCGCCTTCCATTCCCCGGATCCGTTCGTCATGGCTGATCACGGCAGAGCGGGTCGATCGGGTGGTCTTAGGCCTGCCGCGGGTACCGATCAGGAAGGGCTCGTTTGCCGAGCGCAGGATGTAGCCAGTGCCGAATGAGACTTTGCCGCGGTTCGAACCCTTCAGCCAGGTCCCTGCGGTCTTGAAGGTGAAGCCCCAGGCCGCACGCACGTCGAGTGCCTGAGGAAGTTGTGGGTTGACCGCCCAGAGCCAGAGCAGGCAATCCTCGGCCGCAAGCAATTCGACGGGCATCGCCGCGATCTCGGCGAACGCCATGGTCGAATACTGCGCCTCGGGTGCCTTGGCATAGCCCTTCTCCGAACGCATCTCATATGACCAGGGCGGATCGGCCATGATCAGGCTGAAGCCCCCGGCCGGGCGCAGGGAAAGAAACTCTGCCGTGAGCGTCATTCCCGTACCCTCCCGGGCAGAATGGTTCTGCTGCCCGAAGCGTCCAGGATCGTCGCGACCACCGGCCCGTCCTGATCGACAGAGATCCGGTAGCTGACACCATCAATCACGATCCCGGTCGCGCCTGGCACATAGGAGGCTGAAACACGCTGCGAGATGTCGCGGCGCAGCTCCTCGATCGAGAAGCCGCCGACCCGCTCGAGATAGCGCAGGACGGCGTGATCCGAGATCCTGACCCGCGCGCGCTTCATCCCAGATCGATCCCCGCCCGGTTGCACATCGCCTTCAAGGCCTCGATGACGGTCGCGATCTGGCGCCAGTCCCGCATCTGGTCGATGTCGAGGATCTCCGCACCCCAACACTTGCCGAAGCGGGCACGGATAAAGGCGTTCAGCCCGGCCGCACCTGCCGCCTCGACCGCGCCCGCCGCATGCAGCCTACTCCAGAGGACATGGCAGAAGCGGATGTCGCCGCGCGGAGCTTCGCGCCGGAAGCCCTTCTTCGCCTTGCTGGCCTCCATCCTGAAGCCCTGCGCCTTCAGCACGTCCAGCACCTTCTGGTGCTCGGCGTCGGACATGTCCGACAGGCTTCCCTTGCCGGTTACGCGCAGCTGCAGATCGTGCCGGGTCTCGGCATCAAGGCCGAGCTGGCGGCAGGCGACGTGGATGGTTTTCAGAAGGGCGGACATCGGGTCAGTCCTCATTCGCCTGGCGCAGGATCCGCAGCGCCAGGGCGATCACTGCCAGTAGTTCGATCCCGGCGGTGATCAGGCCAGCCATCAGCGTCGGGATGCCCGCAAGTGACAGGGCCGCGACATTGGCGATGGTCAGGAAGACCGAAAGGACCAGATAAGGGGACATCATGTCTCCTCAATCCGGGCCGCGCGCGGGGCGGCCCATTCGATGATCACACCATGGAAGGTTCCGAGGGGACCGTGCTCTTCCCGCCAGAACCGGGCCATCTCGTCGCTGTCCTCGAAACCGTCCATCATGGCGAAGGCGTCCAGATCCCGAACGGTCACCCCATCGGTGGTGATCCGGTCAATGCCGCCGTCGCGTGGATCGAATTCGATCATGACCCCAAGCACATCGGTGCAGCGCACATCGGCGCAGATTTTCCGACACTGCGCGGAGCGCATCCCGACATAGAGCTGGATCATCTCGCCCGGCCGGGCATGTCTGTCGCGCGCGCGTCGGATGGTCTGGGTCTTCCAGCCCTCCCGGATCGGGATCTCGAAACGCTGCTTGAAACTGTAGGCTACCATTTGCCGCTTCTCCATCTGTCGCGGAGATCGCGGGCGCTAAGCATGGCGACATAGGCGAAGACATAGACCATGACCAAGGCGCAGGTGCCGCTCAGCGCGAAGCGGAAGAAGCCCCAGAAGAAACTGACGAAGGTGTCCATCACGCCCTCGCCAGATCAATGGTGACAGGCTGCCACGCGGCATCGGCATCTTTCCGGCGATAGGCCCGAACATAGGTCTGCGAGCCCTCGACGCGCATCGCATCGCGGATGGCGCGCATGGCGCTCTGCCAGCGGACATCGTCGATCTCCAGACGCAAGAGCATGAAGATCTCGGAACGGTTGATCTGGCCTTCCCGGTCTGTGTTGAAGGCGCGTGTGACGATCGCCTTGATCTCGGGCCGGGCGTCGGCCGACCATTCATTGAGACATTCGTCGAGCAGCGTCTTGGCGACCTGAAGTTCGGAACCGAAGGCGATCCGGTCCGACACCTGGACCTGAACCTTGAAGAGGCCGTCAAAGGTGGTCAGCGTCTTGTTGCCCTTGGCGCCGCCGGTGACGGAACCATATTCTTGCGCGATCAGCGCATCCATGGCACCGATGTCGTCGAAGGTGTGCTGCTTGAACCGCGCCAGTTGGTCTGAAAGCGCGATGGCATAGCCCATGATCTTGCGGACCGTCTCGTCCATCAATTGATCCATGGGCCTCACCAGTTCGACCGGCATCAGCGAGCCCTTGGCATCACGCATGTAGACCTTCTCGCCGAAGGTTTCCCGGCCGGTCGGGATGGGGGCGGGGGTGAAATCAGACAATGTGGTCCTCCTTCGACTGGATGAGTAAGGTTTCGGTGATGTCGTCGGCCGCGGTTCCGGGCGCGATCGGGATCAGGCCGAGCGCGACCAGGACGCCAGCCATGGCGATGGTTTCGTCGACGGAGAGAAGCGTCGTCCCGCGAACGCCATCGCGGTCGATCTTGCCCACCGCGCGCGCCGCCAGGATGACCATGTCGTGCGTGGTCGCGAAGCGTTCGGGTTCACGTGCCATGGCGCGCTCCCAGCAGCTGGAGCGCGGCGGCGCGCGCGACCTCGTCGGAAAGGCTCCTGTCTTGCAGAACGCCGCGGGCGGCGATCAATGCCAGCGCGGGTTCGATGGCATGGAGAGCGGAAGGCTCAGCCTTGACGTCATCCTTGCCGATCGCCTCGACAAGGTTCCGCATGCGGTTCCGATAATCCGGGTCGCCGCTGATACGATCGGCCACCCGGGCTATGCCTGCGTGTACGGTCGCAATGTCACGATCGCCGAAATGTCGTCCTATGGCCTCTTGCGAGGCGGAGGTCAGTTGCCGCATCAGCCACATGGCCTCGTGGCGCAGCATGGTGATTTCGCGCGTCTTGTCGCTGCCGCTCAGGGCGGCCCGGGTCGCGCCGGTCAGGACGCAGTAGCGGCCAAGCACGAACTCGGGATGAAGGCCGAAGGGGATCTGAGCGATCGATGGTTTGGTCATTCTTCGGCCTCCTTCGGGAACCGGGGGCAGGCATTACAGGCTCGGAACATCTGGGCCCGGAGGGGATTGCCGAGGGCAAAGACGGTCGATTTCTCGCGCCACTCCTGACAGCTCAGGGTGGAAAGCGATCCGAGGGCGGGGCAGTCGACGGTGCCGTTCATGTAGAGGCCGCGCACCCGCTCTTCGATGCGGGCGGTGTCGGCCGGATAGATTTTGCGAAGCACCTGGCTGATGACTGCGGGCGACCGCCCAAGGTCGCGGGCGACAACGGCCTGGCTTGACCGCGCGCTGGCCTTGGCCAACGCCTCGATCCAGTCGGGCGGCACTTCGCCCCAAGCTTTTCTGACAGCGTCAAGAAGGCTCGCGGTCATGCCGTGTCCCCCAAAACGATAATGCGGCCGGTATTGGGATCGCGCACTGCGCGCACTCTGGTAATGACTGGAGGCAGGGGGCCGGTCTCATCGACAAGGCGGTAGATCGGCTCCCGTTTCATCATCGGCGCGGCCTTGCGGGTCACGGTCAGGTAGTCGGCGCCAAGGAGGGCGCGGCAATAAAGCGCCGCCTGATCGCGCGTCACCGAAACCGTATCGGTCGTGGAATGCGCTGCAATCTCGACCGGCGTGAAGGACCGCAGCTTGCGCATGGAGGTCCACATGTTGTCCTCAGCCGTCCGTCCCTCTGAAGGCAAGCGCACGAAGTCTGCGTCGGCACGGAACATCTTGCGGTTGCCGGGGCTGTCCGGGATGTGATGGATTGCGCCTTCCTTCTCCCAGCCGCGTACGATCAGCATGGCCTTTTCCATGGTGATGCGCAGGTCGGCACTGATCTCGGCAAAGCCGAAGTTGCCGCGCCGAACTGCAACGCCCCAAGCGGCTTCTGCCAGCGAGGCAGGGATGTGTCGGGAAAAAGTCGACCTCATGCGGCGGCCCCTTTCCGGTGGCGGAGGCCAGCGGGCAGATCGCGCGGGATAGGAGCCTCGCCGCCATGGAAAGGCCGGTTGCCCCATTCCGCCATCCCGAGCTTCGTGAGGCCGCTGATCGCGGCGAACTCGCGCACGTTGGCGAGCCCGGTCGCGACATGCCGGATCGAGCCGCGCGACGCGGTCAGTAGCGCGGCCTTCAGGTCTGGGCCAAGTGAGAGTCCGCTGGCGTAGATCCGCGCGAGATGATCGACGTCCTTTGCGCTGGCGTTTTCCATGCCGACGAAGCTCAGGACCCGACTGGCGACCCGCTCCCAATGCTGCAGCTTCTGTGGCAGGCGCTCCTCGCCGATCAGGATCAGCGGCGCCTGGCTGACGTCATGCAAGCGGCGGGCGATCTCGATCGCACGGTCGGTCAGGATGTGATCGGCCTCGTCGATGATCAACGGGCGCTTGGTGCGGGCCAGACGTTCGCAGGCTTGCAGGAACATGTCCTCGGTGGTGCGGGCAGGCTTCATGCCCAGTTCCACTACGATCATCCTCAGAAGACCCTTCACGCCGCCGATAGGCATCGCTTCGATATGGCAGGCATTGGCCGCGTTTATGGCGTAAGTTGCGGCAGTGGTCTTGCCGCGAC